GTAAAAGCGGCTTTGGATAAGTCATTGAAGGGAGGAGAGTAATTATGGCAGGAGTAACCTGGCCCAGCCAAAATAAAGTACAGCCAGGGGTTTACATCAATACGAGGTCAAAGGGAAATTTAGCGGTCAGTATTGGTGAGAAAGGGACGGCGGCGATTGCCGAGCCCTTATCCTGGGGGCCGCCTGGCATTGTGCAGACCATTATTCCCGGAGAAGACTTACGCCCCTATATTGGCTACGATGTTACCCATGCCAAGGCGATGTTCCTTCGGGAAATGATGAAGGGCAGCGATACTACCGCCGGACCAATAAAAATCCTGCTCTATCGTCCTGCCGGTACTGGAGGGGCAAAGGCGACCGTTGGGGAATGATATTGCCATAATCGTCTCTGAGGATCCGGACACGGAAGGAACCTTTGACGTGTCTACCGTAATCGACGGAACCATTGTTGATAAACAGTCTGTGACAAATATTTCAGCCCTTGCGGCAAATTCCTGGGTAACCTTTTCCGGGACCGGGGATTTAACAGAGACGGTGGGCGCGCAATTAACCGAAGGTGCCGACCCTGTAATTGCCACCTCAGACTATGCGAATTTCCTGACGGCGATTGAGCCTTACCAGTTCGATATTTTGGTGTATGATGGGACGGACAGCGCTACCATGCAGGCAATGGCGGCATTTGTAAAACGGATTTCTGAAAATGTGGGGACAAAGTGCCAGGCAGTGATGGCAAATGCCCACACCAGTAACAGCGAATGGGTGATTTCCGTAAGTAACGGCGTTAAGCTGTCTGACGGAACGGTGCTGACCCCACAGCAGGCAGCCTGGTGGCTGGGCGGCGCGGAGGCGGGGGCCAGGTATAACCAGTCCCTTACCTATGCCCGCTATCCGGATGCGGTGGAAACTGTGCCAAGATTGACGGATAACCAGATTACCGAGGCGATCAAAGCGGGCAAGATTGTCTTTATTGACAATTTTGATACGGTAAAGGTCTGCACAGATATCAATACGCTCACCTCTTTTACCGTGGATAAAGGCCAGGAATATTCCAAAAACCGGGTAATGCGTGTGCTAGACCAGATCTGCAATGATATTTACCGGCAGTTCAGCCTGTATTACATCGGCAAAACCGATAATAACGAGGCTGGGAGAAATCTTTTAAAAGGATGGATTGTTGGGTATCTAAACGAGATGCAGGCGAACGGTGGGGTGCAAAATTTTGTACCGGATGATGTGACGGTTGAGCCCGGAAATACGGTGGATGCGGTTCTGGTTACCATCGGGTTCCAGCCGGTAGACAGCATCGAAAAGATTTACATTAACGTTAATGTATCTGTAAATACAGAAGTCGAGTAGGAGGTGACAGCGCATGAGCTTTTTACTAGCAAATGACGGCCTGAACGGAAAGGCGGGCAGCGCCTTTATGGTCAAGGGCGGACGGAATATCGAGCTTTTTGGCTTGAAGAAGTTTGAGACCAATGCAGAATTTGAGACAACTGATTTTCCGGTGGTAGGCGCTCTGGTTAACCAGACGAAGGTAAAGGGGATCAAGTATTCCGGGACGCTTACGATTTATTACGGTACACCGGAGTTTTTAAGCATTTTAACCGAGTTTAAGCGGACCCGGAGATTTCCGGAACTTAAGCTCCAGGTGATTAACGACGGGACCGGGACAACGGTGGGTAATCAGGTCATTGCCATCTACGGGGTGGTACTTACCAAAATCCCCATTGCTATATTAGATGATTCTGCGGATTATCTACAGGAAGAGATCCCATTCACGTTTACTGATTTTGAGCCGTTGGAGCAGTTTAAGGCACCGGCACAGTTAGGGGGAAATTAAGATGGGAAAATTAAGTGCATTTTTAAGGCCGTCACCGGCTGGAAAAACAAAGGAAGTATATTTGAAACGCTTTGTAGATGAGGCCGGCGAGGTAGTTCCTTTTGTGGTTAAGAGCATCCCGCCGGAAGAAAATGAAAAGATTCTCCGGAAATGCCGGGACATGAATGGGGCGGTAGATACGATTTCCCACTCTAATCAGATGATCGTAGCCTGTATGGCGGAGCCAGATCTGCAGGATGCTGAGCTGTGCGAATATTACGGGGTAATGGATCCGGCCATGGTCCCGGGGAGGATGTTTACCATCGGTGAGAAACAGCTCATCATGGACGCGATTTCGGAAATCAATGATCTGAAAGATGCAAAGACACTGCTGGATGAGGCAAAAAACTCCTAAAGGGGAAGGACTGGGAGACAGAGGCGGCGTATTTCGCCTTTGTCTCTTTTGGAATCTTTCCCGCTGATTTCATGGAGCGCCCGGAACGGGAGAAATTGTTAATGCTGGCCATGATGGATGAGGCATCCAAAAGAATAAGGAGGAAGTAGTTGTGGGCGAGATTCGAGAGGAGTTAATCTTAAGCGACCGGTTCAGTGCAGGATTCTCCCAGTTTATCTCCTATGGAGAGCGGGCCGCGGGAACCATGGAGATGGTTGACCGCACAATCCGCATGGCAGGTACGGAATCTATCGCGGTTCTGCTGCACGGGATGGGACAGATTAACCAGAGTGTCAATGATGTGAATGACAGTATCCGCGAAATGGGGGATGCTTCCCGGTACGTGATGGTGCAGGGGCTGAATGAGATTAACCAAACGCTAAAACAGATTGGACAGTCAACCCAACAGGCGGCAGATAAGCAGGAAAATCATAAGAAAGAAATCGACAAGGCATCTACATCGGCAAACAAGCTGCTTTCCTATGCTGTCCGGATTGCATCTGCTTTTGGGGGCATTAAAATCGCCTCCGGGCTGATCAATTTGTCAGATACCATGACCCAGACTGGCGCCCGCTTAGGGATGGTGATTGACCAGCTGGATGGAGGTTTGGGAGATATCGCCGGGCTACAGGAATCCATTTACCAGTCTGCACAACGCTCCAGAGGGGCCTATTTGGATACTGCTGCTGCGGTATCCAAGATGGGGCTAATGGCCGGGGATGCCTTTGGCAGTTCAGGAGAAATCGTAGCTTTTATGGAGCAGATCAATAAACAGTTTAAAATCGCCGGTACGGAGGCCTCCGGGATCCAGGCTGCGATGCTCCAGCTGACTCAGGCCATGGGCTCCGGCGTGCTCCGTGGGGAGGAGTATAACAGTATCCTGGAGCAGGCACCGAACATTATCCAAACTATTGCCAATTACATGGACATGCCTATGGGAAAGCTAAAGGATATGGCCGCGGAGGGAAAGATTACTGCGGATGTCGTAAAGGCTGCTGTGTTTGCTGCGGCCGATGAGACCAATGCAAAATTTGAACGCCTCCCAATGACTTATGCCGATGCCTGGACCATGGTGAAAAATGCCGGGGTAAATGCGCTGGGGGAGGTATCAGACAAACTGAATAGCTTTTTAAACAGCAATGCGGGCAGTATGACAATTAACGGATTGATTAGCGGCTTCGAGGTCCTTTCCGATGTGGCTTCCGGGGCGATTGACTTAATGGCTTCAGGAGCCGAGTGGGTGGTGGATAACTGGGATTATGTGTATCCAATTTTAATCGGTATAGGGGCGGCTTTTATGGTGGCTGGAATGGCTGGCGTAGCTTCCGGGCTGGCAGCGGTTGCATCCTGGAGTCCCATTACCTTGATTGCAATCGGCATTGGTATAGCAATCGGGGCCCTGGTTTTCGGCCTCTCTCAGGCGGGAATAGGCTTCGAGGAGATGGGAGTCATAGCCGGTGCTGTGATGGGTGGAATTTATACTATCATCTATACTGTAATTGCTACATCCTGGAATTTATTTGCTACATTCGCAGAATTTTTTGCAAATGTATTTAATGATCCGGTATCGGCAATCGCGAATTTATTTGCCAGCCTTTTAGACACTATCTTGTCTGTGGTGCAGACCGCGGCTAGTGCCATCGACGCGCTCTTAGGAAGCGATATCTCCGGAGCTGTTGCCGGTTTCCGCAATACGGTGAGCGATTTTGTAGAATCAAAGGTGGGCGCAAACCAGGTGAAAATCCAGCGCATGGAAGCGGCAGATTTTAGCGAGAACATAGCCAAAGGCGCTGACCTGGGAAAAGCCTTTGGGAAAAAGCTGGATAATCTGAACGTTAACTTAGGGGATTTTAATAAAGGATTTGGCGATGGCGGATGGAAAGGAA